TACCTTCAGCCGACTCTATCTTATCTTCGCCCGTAAAATATTCAAATGTAGACTTGAAGAATTCAGTATATTCGTCGATGACTTTCTGTAAATGTACTTTGCCCGAATCTAATATTCTTTGAGCAAGATCCTTCATCGTTGTTTTCTTATTTAAGAAGAAATAATCATAAATTGCATCGACGATATCATCACCGCCAATAATCTTATAAACATCTTCTCCGAATACAACACCCATCACCACACCAAGAATCATACCAGCAACGTTACCAAAAATAGGAATAACTGAACCGATTGCTGTGCCGACGGCAGTAAAGATAATCGTTGTAATCCATGTACCACCAATTAGACCGACAATATCATTGATATTTTTCTTTGTACGTGTGTGGAACTCTTCTTCAGTAATACTATTGAACATAAACGCCATCAATCCATCAATCATTGTGTCTATGATTTCAAAGATAGCAAGATACTTAAGAGGCTTCGATAGAAATCCTTTAAAGAATTTGATCATGAATTTAGGCAGCTTGTTGACGGCTGCAGTCACTTGAGCAATAGCAGGACCGAGAACACTGGACACACCTGAGAAGAAGCCAGCGAGTGCTCGTATTGGTGCTATGAATGCTTGCGCTACTGGATTAGCTGATATAACCTTAGATAATTTGCCAAGTGTAGTAGCTGCTTTTTGGTATGCTGATTGTGCTTGACCGCTGACAGCACTCATCTTTTGTACAAACGTAGCTGATTTAGCAGATAGTGTTGCTGATACCGCCTGGAATCCTTTACGTACATTCAAACCCGCGGTACCAAGTGCAACTGTCAATGCTGCATATTTTTCTTCGATACCTTCGAGGAATGATAGATCATCTACCATATCAGAGAATGTTTCTTCATTATCAGCTTGTTGATCAGCGAATGCATTCGCAACTCCAGCAAAACCGAGTGCAATAGCAGGTACTAACCATTTAGCGAGGAAACCACCTACACCGACACCGGCTACTTGTCCTCCTTTTCTAAAGATACTATCTTTTTTCTCTACATCTTCTTCGTCTCTACGACGTTCATTATCTCTCTTTGTTTTAGCATTTTGTTCTGTTGCAGTATCGATAGAATCAGTCAGAGCTTGCAGCGCTTTAATTTGTGCTGACAATGCACCTACACTATTAGAAATACCTTTGATCTCTGCGCCAGCAGGAATAGCAGCTTCAGCAGAAACTGGAGATGCATCACCATCAAAATAACCTTCTACTACAGAGGTTGGATCGATAGTAACATCGGCTATTAAGGGTTCGGTAACAGTAAGATCTACACGTTCGGCCGTAGATTCGACCATATCATCGATATTGACTTCTGGTATTCCGATAAGTGGATCAGCTGAGCTCGATGATTCGCTTTCAGATTGTTGTATTGATGGTTGACCTACACTTTCAGGTTGGCCATTTTGATTTGACGCAGCTTTACCAGCCATAGCGCCAGCACCGGCCGCGGCACCAATTGTAGCTAATTTACCGAGAGCTCCTTTCGCACGAGACGCAGCTTTGCCAAAAGTACTAGACACCTTTCCGAGACTTTGAGCAGTCTTTGCTCGCGAGGCTCTCAGAATTTTTTGTGTTACTTTAGCTATCCCAGTTACTAATTTCGCCGCCATTTCCTGTCTTCTCGCTATTGATCTTCTCTAAAATCATATCGACATATACTTCCCGTTCGAAGGGGATCATTTCGTTCAACTCTGTTAGTGTGAATTTGTGATGCTGAGTTACGTCAAAGTTTAACTTATAATGATTAAAGAGCGTCATATAACTCAGCCCAACGTAAAAAAATCGTCTAGATCCCTAAACACAACCCTCTTTTCTTGGTTATTACTGTTAGTATAAGTTATTACGTGCTCAATCTGTGGTGATGTCTCAAAGAATTTTTGAATCTGATTATATGCATCGATGGGTAAACTCTCTAAGAAATCCTTTTTGTCTTTTTCAGATTCTTGTTTCCACAAATATACTTCTTCGTCATCAAAAATCTGGTCGATACAAGCATTGATAGTCACATCAGTAATATCAGTCAGACTCTGTTTTCCCGACAACTCGTTAGAAATCTTTGGAGTCGGATATTTTAGAATCAAACCAACTTCGTCTGTGATCATCACCTTAGTATCATGACCTTCGGGAAACTGTACTTCGACTTCATGTAGATCAAGTTCTAAATCATATGTGATACCATCATCACTGTCTTCCACTTTAAATTTGACCATATTACCGACAGATACTGCTCTGATTTGAATGAAGATGTATTCCATATCAAAGATAGGAACTTCATTAACATCAAAACCTTCATTTAAAACGCAGTTATTAATAATCGCTTTAATTGCGTTGTAGATATCGATCTTCTCGCCAGATTCTTTTGCTGTCAGCAGAATCTTTTCTTCTTTGACCAAAAAAGGTCGGTACATAATTTCTTCTTTCGTCGACGGTAAATTCAATGTGAACGTCGGCGTATCAATCTTTGGTAATGCCATAATTTATCCCACTATTTTAAATTTAGTAAACCTATATGTTACTGCAAATCTTGCAATTTCATCGTGTGAACCCCAAGAGAGTGTCAATGGCTCTACGGTCATTGGAAATACTTCTTCGAGATTGTATGTTTTCGCTGTCTTTCCTTGTCTGTTATAAACGTAGATGTCCATTTCAGCTACGTAATCTTTGTAGTACAAAGCACCCATTTTTGGATTAGGCATATCTACGATCTTGTCTGCCCAATCTTTAAACTGTCTGAGCAAAGAACCTTCATCATCGACTGTATGAGTGACTGTAATCTCTTGAGGATTAAAACGATACGGTATGTTGTACATCTTACCGTTACCGTAAGGAGAATAGTTATCGACTGAAAGCCACGAAACACCAGGAGCAGTGACTGTTTCTGCTCTGATTGTAATGTCTCGGCCGTTGACTGGAGAACCATAAATCGCTACCTCGTACATACTCGCAGGCAGGTTTTCTTTTATCTGTCCTCTCCAGCTGTCTACATTAAAAGCCATCTTATGCTCTCTGTATTAGTTTCTTAGAATCTTTCCACACTTGTGCTGATTTACCTTTTCTAAATCTCTGTGTGGGTAGCATCAACGCGATATCCCATTCGTCATACGGAATCCAGAGAAAACGAGATCGCACTTGAGAATTGAGATAGCGTTTGACGGTGGGCTTAAAGTATTTATATCGGGCGGCAGAATTCAGAAAACTATAACTCAAACGAAGTTTTTTCGACTCTCTGTTTGCATCGTTTCTTTCTATCTGATACAGTTTATCCATCAGACGAGCTCTGAATACTGGCGGTAAATAGTGTAAGTTCATGCCAAGAAAACCATCTCTATATCTTTCGAGTACAAAGATGAGAGGAAACTGATCATAGTAAGGCAACGTGTCTTTGCCTTTCGGATCGTAGAAAAACATGTACATACGGCCAACATCAAGTTCGGTCATCTTATTATATGTACGATCTCTATTTCTCAGTTCTCTACGTGTATTGACACTGCGAACTGACTGAGCTTTGTCTCGATACCAGTCACGTGCTTCTTCACTACCAGACTCGAGACCTTCGGCTTTCCCTTCGTCAGCAATCTTCTGAAAGATATATGTTGCCATTAGATTATGCTTCCTAATTCTTTTTCAGTGAGGATAGTAAATTCCCAACCTCTCTCTTCACAATATTTATTCGCCGCTTTCCATTTTGAAGAATTTATACCCCAAGTGCGAACTTCATATAAATACTTCTTAGTAAGTTTTCTCTGCGCGGTTGGTTCTACGGTTTCATGGTAAGGTTTGATTTCCACTACGACCGTATCTAGTTTTCCCTCGCGATTAACTTTCTTGACCCAAAAATCTGGAAAATATCGGTGTACACGACCATCGATCGGTGAGCGATAAGGTATAACAAGCTCTTCACTCGCCCATTGTTTGACTTCACTGTGATTATCAAGATACATCATGAAGTTTAATTCCCAGCGACTCCTATAAATAATGTTAGATGGATCGCCACGATACTTACTCGGATTTTTAGGCTTAAAGACGCCTTTGTAAGTCTTACTCATACACTTATTTATAGGAATCCACATGGCTGATAATGATACCTCACTCAACGCAGTAGGACCAGCAGCTGCACAAATGAAAA